CATTGCACGGCAAATACTACGTCATCGCTCGTTCTCGTTTCAAGAGTTCAGCCAACGGTATGCAAACCCCACCAAAACTCTGCCCTTTAAGGCAAGAGAAGCACGTTTACAAGACACCACTAATCGTCAGAACAGTATTCCTTTGGATTTTGACAAGGAAGATGAACGCCGATTATTTGAAGACTTTCGTATGAAACAACATATATTGTGGAGAGAGGCAGAGAAAATATACAATTGGGCAATCGATAAAGGTATTGCAAAGGAACAGGCAAGGGCAGTTCTACCAGAGGGTATGACTGTATCCAGATTGTATATGAATGGCACACTGCGCTCATGGGTTCACTACATTGATCTACGGAGTGCTAATGGTACACAGAAGGAACATCAGGAGATTGCAATTGCCTGTGCTGCTGAGATTGCAAAGATTTTCCCGTTGATGGATGAACTATGAGAGCAGTAGTTCTTGGTAATGGTGAATCACGCAAATGGTTTACTGAGAAATCGTATGAGGTGGATGCTGTCACATGGGGCTGCAATGCAATCTATCGTGATATGCTGGTGGACAACCTTGTAGCAGTTGACTATGGAATGCAACAGGAGATTTACGACTCTGGTTATTGTTTGGAAAATCCAGAATGGCCTGAGCAGGGATGTTGTCATTTTGCAAATTGGAGTATAGTACCATCATCTATTGCTGATATGATGTTTATGGGATTTGATATACCTGATGAGCTAATACATTATAGTAATAAATATACAGAGAATTGCGTAATACAAGGAAAAGACCCTAACACATTGCAAGAGAAGATTAATATAGCAATAAAGTTGAATCCCTGGCTTGATCCTAAAGACCTTGTAATGAAGATGGAAAAAGATGTAGGTGTATGGATTACCTACGTAGAAGAGAATGACATGGTGTGGCCTATTGACTTTCCTGTTGGATGGTCAACGGGTAATACCGCATTGCACCTTGCATGTCAGCAGGGAGCAACAGAGATTTATATAGTAGGGTTTGACCTATCATCATATGATGAACCGTTGAACAACCTATATAAAGGGACAGATAATTATCTGCCCAGTGATGCAAAAGGTTTCAATTCGTTGAATTGGCAGAACCAAATGCAAACTGTTTTTACAGAGTTCAAGGATGTTAAGTTTTCTTGGGTAGATGCCAAAGAGGAATTTATTCAAGAAAATAATCTAAGGTACTTGACTAAAGCAGAGTTTTATGATACAGTGGTAACACTATAAACATACGAAACATATATTTACATAAGGAGATACATATGTCGTTAAGTACACTAAAGAAGTCTAATTCGTTGGATAAACTGCTCGGTGCAGTTCAAATCGAAAACGCCCCCCAAGAAAAGAAGTCCTATGCGGACGAACGCCTTTGGAAGCCTGTGGTAGATAAGACAGGTAACGGTTATGCCGTTATCCGTTTTCTGCCAGCGGTAAAGGATGAAGACCTTCCTTGGGCAAAGGTCTGGAGCCATGCGTTTCAAGGCCCCACTGGCCAGTGGTATATTGAGAATTGCCTTACTACCGTTGGTCAGAATGATCCAGTTGCAGAAATGAATTCTGCATATTGGAACTCTGGCCTTGAGTCGGATAAGGAGATTGCTCGCCGTCAGAAGCGTAAGTTGCAATACTTTGCAAACATTCTTGTTGTTGAAGACTCTTCCAATCGTCAGAACGAGGGCAAGGTTATGCTCTATCGCTTTGGTAAGAAAATCTTTGATAAGTGCATGGAAGCAATGCAACCAGCATTCAAGGATGAAACGCCTGTCAATCCCTTTGACTTCTGGGAAGGTGCGAACTTCAAGCTGAAGATTCGTAAGGTAGACGGCTATTGGAACTATGATAAGTCAGAGTTCGAAGGGCCATCTGCTTTGTTTGATGATGATGACAAGTTGGAAGAGGTATGGAAGAAGCAGTATCCTCTGTCAGAGTTTACTGCGGCCACTAACTTCAAGTCATATGATGAGTTGAAGACACGCCTGAACGCTGTTCTTGCAGGAACTACTGCGGTAGGAACTGCTGCAGAAGTGATGGAAGATGCGCCACGGGTTCAACCCAAGGTAGATACAAAACCTGCTCCTAAGCCTACTGTTGATAATGGTAATGATGAGGACACTATGTCCTATTTTGAAAAGTTGGCAAACGAGTAAGAGAGAGGGGGGAGAAGAAATTCTTCCCCTTTTTTACCCTGTAGCCTTGTAACCATACTCGAGCAATCTTCCATATTTGGGATTTATCAAATATGATTGACCACTTGGCCCTGTAGTTGTATGTGACGATTTTACGCTTGCATCAGTATTATAAGTATATCCACCACCAGTAATGGGCGGTGCCTTAGCGTTCCTAGCTATTTCGTCTTTCTTCAGTTCATCAATTTTACTACCTTTGCCAACCTTGTTAAGATTATTAATTTTCTTTTGGTCTTCACCAAGGGGGTTGAATCCCATATCTCTGGCGGCCGCCACACCACTGAGGCCAAGAGACAAAGCAGTCCCGGCAAACGGCACTAGTCCCGCTGCGCCCGCTCCGTACTCTAATGCAGCGCCTACAAAGTCACCTTTCATAGCTTTCTTGGTGCCGAAATATAGTCCCATCAGTAGTCCAAGACCCGGAACAGCTTTAAGTGTACTCTTCAGCGCTGTTTTACCGACACCCTTTGCGACACTTTTTACACCCATCGATTTTACCACTGCGGCAGTGGCCTTTGTAGTACCTTCGGCGGCTGCTGGAAGTGTGTTCTTTGCTAAGTTGGCTGCCGACTTCATTACAGTAAATTGAGGATTTTTCAGACCTTTTTCAGTTAATTCATAAATCGTCTTGCCTGCTTTACTTACCATCGAACCGCCACGTTTCGCAAGTGCTTCAGCAGCCTCTTTTTTTCCTAATGCAATTGCAGCAACTTTCGCAAGTTTTGCAGCCTTCGCAGCTTCGGCCGTTTTCTTTGCAAGCGCTGCGGCAGTACTTTTCTTTAGTGCTGCTGCGGCTGCCTTTTCAGCAGCCTTTGCCGCTTTGAGTGCCTCCGCAGCTGCTTTCTTGGATGCCGCTGCAGCTGCCTTTGCAGCCACTGCTCGAGCAGTTTTCTCTTTTGCAATTTTTTCTGCTGCTTCTTTCGCTACTTTTGCGGCCAATTTTTTTGCAGCCGCTGCGCTGGCTGCTGCCGCAGCTTTTGATGCCGCCGCAGCGGCCTTTGCGGCTTTTGCTGCTGGTTCGCCACTTATTTCCAGCATTTTTCCTAGTAATTTAAATGTACCTTTTATTGCTGCAAAACCTAGTGTCAATGGTGCCAATATTAACTTTATTGCTGCTTTACCAGTCCATTTAGCGGTAAGTAGCCCAAGCCTGATCAGGAACGATCCTGTGGGAGCAAAAATTTCAGCAAGTTTAGTAAACCCTGCACCTACTCCACCTTTTTCACCAAAGAATGCATCATAAAGTTCTTTTGCTTTTGGAATTATTACTTCACTGATATATGCTGATAACTTCTTGAAGGTATCACTTTGCAGAAATAATCCAAGTGCAATCAATAACCCACCAATCGCAAGAGTAGAAAGAAATGCTTTTGCACCAGTTATTAACACCTTCTTACTATTCGCCCACATTCCAGCGATGCCCGCCCCAATTTTATCAAGCCGGTCGCCATTCTTCTTTGCATCAGCCCGCATATCTTCTCTTATTTGTTTTTTAGCAGCAGGAGTCTCTGCATCTGCAAGGCGTTGTTTAAAGTCTTCTTTTCGTGCCTCAAAACTCAGTTTAGAATATTCTTTATTGTCCTCTGCAATCTTACCCTGATCTTCCAGTTGTTTTTTCATTGCAACTGCCTGACCAGCAGATGATTGTTGCCATTCCGCAGTTGCCTCTGCCTTCTCAGCAGTGATCTGCATATTCAAGTTTAGTTCATCAAGAGCATTTTGAGCCTCTGCTTTTTCTTTTGTTGGTCCAAGACTTGAATTTATTTGTTTTACAAGCTCTTTATGTTGTTCTTGATTTGCTTTGAGTTCAGCCGCCGCACCATCCTTGATGGCCTCCGCAGTTTTAGCATTCTCATTTGCAAGTTTTTGTTGGACGCCTGCAAGGTTACTGAAACTTTTTTCTAACTCTGACGCAAGAGATTGATTCTCCTTTGCAGCTTTGGCTGCTGCAATTTTTTCAACAGCATTTACTAAATCTTTAGCATTATCTTTATCGGCCATGACTTATTCCTTATTTCTTTTTCGTAAGTGCTTGTGCGCCAAAGAATGCTGCGACGATACCAGCAACCGCAATGAAGTATACTCCCGCCATATCACCAAGAATCTTAGCTGCTTGATCCATATTGAAGACTGTTGCAAGGACTACGATAACAGGATACAATAACATACCACCAAGTGAGTACCATGCCATTGTACGCTGTGCATCACGCATTGCGTCTGCATCCTCAAGTTCTTTGCGTTTGAATTCCAAGAACATATCATGCTCTTCTTTGGATACATCACCATCACCATTAGTGTCTGCTGGATGATGACCTGATGCTTTAATTTCTTCTTCGCTCATTTGACTAGCTCCTGTTTTTTCTTTCTTGTTTTTCGTACTCCGCTTTCTCTTCCTCTAAATGGTGTACCAATAAACCAGAATATATTTCTCTCTCCCACGGTATCATATTCTCCAATTCAGTTAAACTCCAATTGTGATGCTGTATCATTGCAAAATTTTGTTTATAATAATTCTCCACAGAGTCATGAGACAGCCCTATTCTAAAAAACTTTCAAGCCCCTCCAGCAATACTTCACTCTTTACCTTTGTCTTCGGGTTGGTAACATCAATAACGTGTCGTAATTTTGGCATTGTTTCAAAAAACTTCATCACATTTTCTAACTGCTCTGTGTTAAACGAATCAATAAATTCTGTAATTTCATCCTGTGTCATATCAATTCTGGTGATTATTTCCTCTCCATCAACAACACTGTCGATACATTCATAAACCATAATCATAGACTGTTCGAATTCACCAAAATTATCATTTAACCCTTTAAGGTCTTTCAATCGTGGATATCTTAAATTCAATTTGATATCTTTTGTGATTTCAATTTCTTGTGAGTGTTCTACAGTACGTTGTACCTGAATTTCGTCTAGGTTAATTTTAACCTCAACTGTAGTTTCCTCATCATCTGGGCATATAACACTTAGCGTCACAACAGCACCAGAAGATTTTGATCTTATTTGTAAAAACACATATTCGACATCAAACATTGGAACATTATTAACATCCAAAGCACCAAAGGTGCAAGCATGTATCAAATTCGCCATAGCATCAGTTATTTCTTGTTCATCATTAGATTCTTGAGCAATCATCAAAATCTTTTGCTCTTTGACCAAGAATGGTCTAAATTTAATTTCCTCCTGTGTTGATGGTAGTGTTAGTGTGTACTCCGAAGTTTGTAGTTTAGGTAACGCCATAATGTTTCATCCTTTATCATAATCTGCTTAACCGAGTCTGCTTAACACTTTCGGTATGTTCGCATTAATTGTTCGTTCTGCACCTGTAATTACTGTATCAAGAACCTTCTCCATAAGGTTAGGTGGTTGGTTAGTGATGTCAAGTGTTTCCCAGTATCTATACTGCATGGTAATGGGTATTTTTATAATATCACTAGCTGGACCCGCATCAAAAGATGATGGACCAATCTCTTTTGGGAAACACTCCATAAGTTTAATTCCGTAACGGCGAGTATTTTTTACGTCAAGGACATAGATTTCAATTTCTTTAATGTAATCCCTATAGTACTTGACATTCCACGTTCCCTTGTCCCATGCCATCTCTTGCCAACTCTCAAAGAATACTCTTTCTTCTAGATCACTACTTGCTTGGAAGGTCATTGAGAGAGTACCACCAAATGTAATACCGTCAACAATCTCTGGGGCAATACCATACATGTTGCTGTCTACTGACGTATTAAGAGCTCTCCCCGGCAGATCAAGGGATTCACAACGCAAAGAAATCTTCCTAGCATTTCCTGCTGCGGGTGATGTAATAATAACTTCGTATCGACTTGGAAGTGCATATCCATCATCACTATGAAACTCAGATAGAAAATTGTTCAATGCACCAAATGCGGTTGATTCTATAAAATTTGCTAGTGTTGCCATTAGATCATGCTCCTTGAATCTTTCCATACTGATGATTCACTTGCTTTCTTAAATCTCTGTACAGGAAGAAGAGTTGCAATTGTAAATTCATCTGCATCAATCCTACGAAACTGAGACTTGGTGTATCCTGCAAGATATTTGTGTATGGTTGGTTTGATAAGTCGTACACTTTTCAATTTCTGATAATCAACAATGAGCCTTGTCGTATAATCAAATTCAGTATTGTTAGAATAATCCACTAAACGATCAAGCAACTTAATTCGTAGTGGAATAGGTAGATAGTGTAAGTTGATACCAAGAAATCCGTCTGGGTATGTTTCTAATGGCAATACCAAAGGAAACGTGTCATAGTATGGTAATTTCTTCTTGAACTTGGGGTCATACATAAACATGTTGAGTTTACCATAGAATGGACTATTATCCCTCTTACCATCTCGTAAGAGGTCTAGTGAGCTTGGTGTACCAAACTCTTTAATCTTTTCTCTGTACCATGCAGTTGACTTTGGGCGACCTTTCGCCTCATCCTTAACTGCTTGCATATATTTACTAGGTGCTTTTGCCATATAACTATTTATACGAAATACCTAGATGGTCTTCAGTTAATATCTTAAACTTCATACCATTATTATTACACCATTCAGTCGCATATTTCCATTTAGCATCATTTACACCGTATGTTATAACCTCATTCATCCACCGCCTGGTACGCCTCTTAGGTTCTTTGGGTGGTTTACATTGTATCTTGGGTTTAACCTCAATAATCATCTTATTAATATTTCCGTCAGCCTGCTTGACCTTAATATAAAAATCTGGGAAATATCGGTGCATACGTCCATCCTTGGGTGATAAATAGGGTATAATGATTTCTTCACTGCCCCATTCAATGATAGCATTGCTGGTGTCACAGTATACCATAAACTTACGCTCCCAGAGAGAACGATAAACTATGTTCTGTGAATCGCCCCTATATTTTTTGGGATTGGTTGGTGTGTATCG